AACTTCCAAGGTTCCCCCCTAGTGCGCTCTAGGTTAGCACCGCCTGCCATACGCCCACGTTGCTGTCCTGACGATAGCTGATACGCTAGATCGCTGAGTCTTTTGCTATGCTCGTTAGTCAGTTCGTCCACGTAGAACGGTAGATTGTGCAGCACCTCTGCACGGTTAAACTTCATAGAGTCTGTGTCTCGCTCTTCTACCATGAGAGCCTTTTCGTACCCCCACACCGATGCCGCTACGCGGATAGCTGCGGTCTTACCACATCCGCTGATCGTACTGTGCAAGTGGAGCGCACAGGCATTTTGTGGGAAAAAGTGCATGAGCGGTGATCCAAACGCAGTACATACAACGTACTGGTGCATCACAAGTTCCGGCCTAGTCGTATAGAAGTTCGCCATAGCTTTCCATCCGTCCAAGGTGCCTTTTGGCTCAAACTTAGAAAGCAGCGCCGCAGTCGGGGTAGATGGTGGGTTATACCGAATCTTGTTAGGGTGTATTTCTTTGTCGCCAACTACGAAAGCTGAACACCTGTCGTCTATCCAACCGAACTGTCGGTGAGCCGTATCTGCTGTAGTGGAGGCTTGTAATTCGTTTACCCAAGTAGTCATGTACTGTATTAGATCGTCTGGTCTTGTTACTGCAACGCCCTGCATGGACATTGTTTTTCTAAACTCTTCGCGGGATGTGACCGCTGTCAGCGGCATTGTAAACTCTCGCACACCGTCTTTTGGTAGATGTAGTCGGCAAACAACCGACTCCCCTGCTTCCACATCGACCAAGCGTTTAATCACATACAGATCGTTGTGGTAGATGGCACGTTCGTCCACATCTCCGTCTGGCCCAACGCTACGGACATATATGCCGCCACTTGCGCCCCGAAAGTACGGGCGCGGGTAACTTGGGATAACGTGTTCTGACAAAGTAGTTTCTTCGCCAACTGTAGTATCGGAGAAAAGAGTATCTGGATCAGGTGTTGCAGCCGTTGCAGGTGCGAATCTGGCACCCAGCGATATGGGTGATTTGATCTTGCCCCAGTTCGGACAATGTATGCAGACATCAGGGTTTAGTTCATCAAAGGTGGCGCAGCGATACGGCCCCTTGATTAGCTCAAACTTTTCTTTTGTCAGCTCTGGAGTGTATTCATCATGTAGCTGCGAGATGTTGTGTGCATGGCTCTCTGCGTTCTCACAATACTTAACGATAGAAAGTCCCGCTCGCCACATC